AATTACGATTTTTGTAACCGTCTATTATTTCAAAGGCATCATCACCAGTACATTCACGGAAATAACCGAGTTCAATAAGCTCCGTAAATCTTGCAGAAATTGAATGTTGGAGTGATCCAGTTAATAAGGCTACTCTTTTGGCGGAAATAGGTCTTCCATAAGCTAAAACGAAATTATAAACTTCATTTCTTCTTTTTGAAATGTTAGGAAGTTGCTTATGATAAGCGGATAATGTGTTTTGATGAACAATCATTTTATTGGATTTAGGTTGACTAAAAATTAAAATAATTGTGTTCCGATGGATAGTTTAAAAAGTAAGTGCAATAATAATACTAATACGGCACTTACTTTAATCTGTTATTAGTGGATAATTGTGAACACAAAGATATGAATAATTCTAATATTAGAAAATATTTTATGTGTTATTTTTTGGAAAAAAATAAATTCACACTATCAAATCATCACTTTCAATTTCAATTGCAGTGACATCTAAATTATTTAATTGTGTTAAGTATTTCATTGGAACTATATTTTTAATTTCTTCTTTTGCTTTTTCTTCTGCTTCAATTTCCGAATCAGCTTCAATGTCGAAATTTACTCTAAATGTTGCCTTGCCTAAAATCTCAAATTTCATTTTTTAAATTTTATGATTATCGAATAAAGGAGTTGTAAAAATATTCCCAATTACTTTGCCTTTTACTGCATTTTCAATATGAAAATCTCTACCATATTTAAAATCATTTTTTGCATCCATACCATTTTTTATAATGCTAAATGCAGAAATTTGAGAATGTCCCCACTCATTAAAAGTGATAGTTCCTTTAACTATGTATTGTTGGTCTTTTGGATATGTATTTTTATAAACAAATTCTACAATATCATTTTGATAAATATCTACACCATTAATATCTTTAAAGCCTATAGATTTCATACTATCTTGATTAATAGTACCATATTCCATTGTATTAGTTTTATCATTCCATGTTCTTAATTTATTATATGTCATTTTTTGTTACTTTTTTGGTTATCTTAAACTTTCGCCATGCCATTCAATAACATTGAACATTTCATTCATTCTATCGTAATCACCTGGTTTTATCAATCCTTTTTCAAGTAATTCGTAAGGAGTGAAATTTGATGTAGCAAAATATGTACACCTAAGAGCGTATAATCTTGTTATGATATTTTCGAGAACATTGTCATTATTTCCGTATGATTTTACAGAAACTCTTTCTTGATATGCCATATCGTCAATGAAGCAATGTGATTTTATTGTTCGATTTACTGGCTCAATACTTTCTTCAATTCTAACCTTATTGTACAGGTCGTTATACCTGATTATATTTATTCCAGATTTCATTTTGATATTAATAAATCTAACTAAAGCCATCATGAAAACAGTTTTTCCTGACCCATACCAACCACAAAGCCAAATACCTTTTTTGGGATTTAAAGTAGAATTGTCTCCTACCAGATATGATATAATTTGATTTATCTTTTCTGCATTTTCTGGATGGACAAATATTCTTGATTTTACTTTTTTACCGTTAAATTCTTGCTCTATAAAATCCCATCCATTTTTTTCAGCATCCAAATTCCAAAACTCTTTGAACTCTTTTTTAAACCTATCAAAATCATAAATTTCAGGTTCAGTAATTTCCGGAACATAAGGCTCATAAGTTCCAAGAACATGATTAGGGTATTTTTCTGCATTTCGGTAATTCTTTCTTGATTCACCACGCAAAAAAGGTCTTTCTGAATATTCTTTTGGTATTTCCATTTCGTATGATCTATTTTTTAGTGAACAGCCGATTTCTTAATTCTTGGATCCAGTAAAATTCCTTTCGGTTGCGTTGATATTGTGAGTACATCATTCCAACGCTTTTGATTAAGGTAGGTCTCAGGGTTTGGGTGCGTCCAGTCCTTGAATTGCTTGTAAGCTGCGTATTGCTGAACAGTGTCCTTTATTTTTTGAATTTCTTGGAGTGTAAGAGCGTAATATTTTTGTTCGCACTTTACCTTTCCGATTTTGTTTGGATATGCAGCCCAAAATTTCTCAAAAGAAAAAATTTCATCTATCAGTTCTATTTTTGATTTTGGTTTTAAAATAATTTCTGGTTGAAAATCAAAAACTTCCTTTTCTTTTATTTCTTTTATTTCATTGTTCAATTGTTCATTTGTTCTATTGTTCAATTGTTTAGTTATACTATCAAGTGCTTTGTTACTTGCTTTGTCAAGTGCTTTATCAGTTGCTTTTGCATGTGCTTTGTCAAGTGCTTTATCAGTTGCTTTGTCATTTTTTGACAAAGCAGTTACTAAAGCAATTACCTTTGAACTATGCTGATTTTTAGATTCACTAATCAAAACAATAAAATTAAATTCAATCAAATCGTCTAAAACTTTCTTAAATGTATTGTATGAATTAATACCCAAAGCTTCCATTGTGACCGATGTAGGAAGTCCAAAACTATCTTTTTGGCCTAATCTATTCCAAAGGTCTATGATGTAAAAATACATATCTGAATGTACGGCTTTTACTTTGCCTACATTATCAAATTTGAAATCATACCAAGCCCTTGTTAAATTATACCCGTTCATTTGATTATACTTTTAACTTTAATACTATTGTTTACTAAAATTCGCACTATTGATCTTGTGGATATATTCTCACAATCCAATAAAATTTTATCTCTAAATGCAAGATTTATTTTTAATCTACCTGAGTTTCTTAGAAAGTATCTAAGCAATGATTTATGATTACCTATATACTTGTCTTCTATTCTTAAAGCGTAATGATTCCAGAATACTTTTTGATTGTATCTATTCATTACTTCCTTTACTTGCTTAGTTGCCGGTAATTTATAGATCATTAATTTGATCAAATAATGTATGTTGAATAAATTTTGATTCTCTTTTATTAATTTCTATTCTTTTAAGCATTGAATAATATATAGATTTCTTTGGTGATATACCTATTAATTCTAAATCATTTTTCAATATAGATAAAGCTATTCTTTTATATGAAGGTGCTTTATTTAATTGATCTATTCTTATTGGAACTTCATCTGGTATTCCATCAAAATAACATCTTTGTTCCCATGTTTTTATATAATTCATTATATCTTTCTTCATAAATTTTGATTATTTTATTTGCTTTTGCATTAGCTTTAATTTGTGAAATTTCCTCCATTTCCGACCATGCTAATCTTGTTATAATTTCAGGAACTTTATGTACGTAACAACATGTCGCTTGACCTATCCAAGCTCTTCTATTTAATGAAGTATTTGTTAGATTATAATCGGTACATATTTTCCAATTTAAAATCATTTCTAATCCTTTTTGAAAAAATAAACAATCATCAGATAATAATTCTATTGCCTTTGGTAATAGATATTCTATATTAACCATAGAACCTGAGTACATACCATTTTGATAATCTTCCCAATCAATAAACATACTATAAATTCTTTTCATCATAATACAGTCCCAACTTCCCAACTATCTGAAAAATCTTTATTAGAAAATAAAGAAGCCAAACCAGTTATTTGTTTCATTCTCAATAATTCATCTGGTGACATACCAATGTGCTTGCAAATCCAAGGATCACCTTTACCCATCTCTACTAATTCACTTACTATTTGGCTCATTAGTTCTATATTATGACTACCTCTTGCCCTATTGTGTCTTATTGTAGATGCCATTCTATCAGATGTTGAACCTTGTTCGTTTCTAATATTAGTAATTGGAACACGACCTAATGTTGATGTGCTAATATCAATATTTCTTCTCTCTGTTTCTCTTCTATGAAATCCATCAACGATTCTTATTTTTTCAGATTCCTTATAAGAAACAATTGGCATTGTATATCCATCATTTAAAATTGATTGATAAAGTAGTTCCATTTCTGGAGGTGCTACTGCATTTGGATTGTATTCGTTTGCTTCTACATCATCACTTTTTACCCATGCTACAAAATCTACTGGATGATGCTTTAAAGGACTTACATCATGTAGCATTTTTCTAACATCATTTAGTATATCAATTTTTTTTTCTTGATCTTGTTTAGAAATAATATCACATACTTCTTCTATCAATTTTTTAATATTTGAATCCATTTTTATTAATTTATCTATTCGTTAATAATATAATTACCGTCTTTATCATGAGTTTCATCACCATTTAACGGGGGGTTAAATACAGATATTAGTACAACATCCGTAATAGCTTCAAATAAATGATCATCATTTTTATCTAAGATATATGTAACTCCTTCTGTAATTTTATAATTCATATCATTAGAAAGATTTGTCAAAAAACCTATTCCAGAAACACAATAACATGCTTCAAGATGATTTTTATAGTGCCAATGATATGGACCACCCTTTTTCACATGAGTTTCACATAATCCGAAACCCATATTATTGGATTTAACGATTATTCTTTTGCTTTTACCTCCAGTAAAGTTAACTGAATTAATTTGTTTTGAATCTACTACTTTCACCTTATTTTGTTTTAAATATTACGATATTTTTCCATTATTTCCCTTTGCCTTATTGCTTGTTCTTTTGTTGGTGCAAGCCCAATATATTTACACGTGTGATCATTTTTTAATATTGTTACTGCAAATCTTTTCCAACTTGCCACTTCGCTATTATGACTATGTATCATATCTAAGTGATCTGGAAAAGACTGTATTCTTATTCTTATTTTAGTCTTTTTACCATGTGCTGTAAAACCGTTTTCTAAGAATTGTATATTATTTCTCCTTAAATCTTCTATAACATTATCAGGCAAACCACGCCCCACTCTGCCCCAATAACGCAAAGATTGAATGAAGCGTAATTTAAAATTTTCTGAAACTTCCTTTGGTAATGTATCTAATAAAAATTTAACAAAAGACTTCCAAGTATGCCCGTCAGGCAATTTAAAAGTATGATAGTTTAACTGTTTACCATAAGTAGCTATAAAATTAGCCCCTGCAACTCTAGCACAAAGAGTTGCCCAAACATTCGGGTCGATTACTCTATATAAATTAAGACTACTTTTGCTTTCAGACATAAATGGGCTTGCAACTCTCATTTGTGCTATTGATAAACCTGCTTTCCAAAATATATCATAAAGTTTATTATAATCCCATGCAAACTTTGCATTTGCAATCCATATATCTTCTGTTTTCCAATCATAAATAGGATAACAATTATAAACATTTAATTTGTTATCTCTTTTCTTTTTTGTCCAATCCATGCCTTTTAATGTTTTTTTTCTGTCATTCATTATTGCTCTAAATCTATTTAATGATTCATCACATCTAATTCCTATTAAACAAGCGCATAGTTCACCATTAGAATACCAATCTCCAAAATCATCCCAAAAATCATCATAAGTCATATTTTCTTTAAAAAATGAAAAATTACAATTTTGAAAATTTACAACATAATCATCTTTTGGCATTTGTCTAATCCATTTATGCTTATCTTTTTCACCCCAACATTGCCATTCTATTGCATAAGAACTGACAGTGCATGGTAGAGTTATAGGTAAACAACACCAATAAACATCTAGCATTTCAATGTTTTCTCTTATAATTCTGTGCATAAAATCAATTGAATATTCATAATTAGCTTCATTGTCAAGTATCATTATTCCTAACTTATCTTTTATATTATTTTTTTTCATATAATCTAAAACTAAATTAAGCATAACACCAGAATCCTTACCTCCAGAGAAACTTAAATATATTCTTTTAAAATTTTTGAATATAAAATCTATACGCTTATTAGAAGCGTCATAAACATTAATTACTTTTGAATAACTTTTACCTTTCATTTTTTAGATTGAATTATTTTAAAAAAGCGGCTCGGAATAACACCGCTGGATCAAATAACAATTCCGATTTATGAGCAAAAAGTAATAAAGAAAAGCCTAACCTGTCATATTGATAGTTTGGTAACTTCTATCAGTTCCTAAGTAAAGGAATAAATGATTCTTTTCAAATTCATTTAGCCATGTTTCACCATAAATATTTTTGTACGTTTCGATTACTGTTTGTTCAAAATTATCTGATGATTCGAGTATCTTAGCGGCTTTTACCTTACCTATTCCTTTTATTCCTTTGACATTATCCGTCTGGTCTCCTGTTAACATTTGAAGCCAAAAATTGTATTCAGCTTCTTTTTCATTTACAATTATTAACCCTTTGCATTCGTTTTTGATTCTATTTCCAAAGGCATCTTTTTCTTTTGATGGCTTTCTATAAAAATTAAAATGAATACCTGCGATCTGTAATAAATCCTTATCTAAGGAAATAATTATACATTCTGATTGTCCTAATTCTTTGGCTCGATCTGCTATTAGGTCGTCAGCTTCAAAACCTAACTTTACAGTCGCAAAATTGCTATCTAATAGATACTTTCTAACCTTGTTGGCCCATTTGGTCATTGGATTAATTTTAACGTCTCTATTAGCTTTGTATTCGTTAAATAAATGCTTTCTTATAGATAATCTTGGAGTTATGAAATACTCACAAAATGAAATATCAAAACCATTCTCTTTAAACTCAGGTGAACGCTCTATTTCAGTCATAAGACCGTCACCCATGTTGCATAGTCTATTTATCGAACGATCTACAATTTCTTTTTCCATCCATTCTCTTGATTTTTGTTGTACAAAAAATTGTTTGATCTCTTGAATAGAAACTACTTTGTAAACAGACTGATAAATTAAGCTATCGTAATCAATTAATCCAATCATAACATTATGCGTTTACCAATTCTTTTACATCCATATTATCCATTTGATAGGATAATTCAAGTTCTTTCTTTACGTTACCAAATAAAGCCAAAAGATCTATGTTTTTTGGTCTTGTAAGTATTTTCTTGTTACTTGTCATGATAGTGTCCAACTCTTCTAAAGATTGAGCGTTTTCGATCATTTCTTTTAGATCAAAGTAATCTTCACCTTTTTGAAGTTCTTTTGATGCTTCAATGTCATCTGGCTCCCAAACTGAAATTCCATGTAAAAGATGTGCTAAATAAAAACTTGCTATCATTCTTACACCGTGAAATCGCATTTTATTCTTTTTTGCATATGTCATTGCTTTAGATTTAACCAAAATTTGATCAGTATCTTTGGCTGTTTCTTCTATTACTTCACCATTGTAATTTACTTTTACAGTAACTTGGTTTGGTGTCTCATTTATGTATGAGATTTTTACACCATTTTTTGTCAATTGAGATACTAAACCAGAACCCCAAAATCCAATATTTCCATTTACAACATAAAGACTTCCTAATGATTGCATTTCAGTCAATCCTAATTCTTTTCCTGCTTTAATTAAAACATAAGCTTGCTCAGGTGTTAGATTTGGGAACGCTTTCGATTCTACAAACTTGCGAGCCATTTTTAACTCATATTCCAACATTGCATTCATTTTGGCAATCTCAGGAAACAATTCCATTTCTACCATCTTTTCTTTAAATGTAACTGCCTTTGATTCAGATTTTACAATTTGCTGATCTTTCTCTAAAATCTGTTTTTTTAGTTCAGCTATTTCTTTGTTTAATACTTCTACTTCGCTCATTATTAAATATTTATTAGGTTAAAAATTTATGTACTTTTCTAATATCTTTTCAAATCCTATATGGATGTTATCAAAGATGTATGTTAATACCTTTTTTTGGCTATTACCGCCATATCCATTCATT